TGTATAAATAATAAACAGTGTCGCTTGATTTTGACCCATAAGAAATGTCAAGAAATTTCAAATCTTTTCTATCAACTTCATAACCGGCTTCCTCGGCGATTTCATGTACTGCAGTTCCTATTGTATCTCCATTTTCAACACCACCAGTAATTGAACTTATAAATTGTTTTGGTGGCTTTCCCCACGGCGGCGTAACCTCTTTCCTCAAAAGATATTCTATTCCATATTTTTCATGTGGACTGATTATGCCCATTCTTGTTTTGTACCGATAAGGAAGTATCGAAACTATTTTACCATCACACCTATTTTCATGTGAATAAATATACTCAGTGTCACCAGTCATATCAGTTTTCATTGCCATTAACGAAACCCATTTTGTCTTACATAACACTCTTACACTCATATAACACTCCCCGAAATGGCATTATGAATTAATGTATCGAATCCACCATTTCCATTGTATAACATTATAGCAGCATTTACTAATTGTTGTAATGACATATTTGTATCAAGACATTTTATCTTAAACTTTTTGTATTCCGTTGGCATCACTTTTACCGATGTCAATTGTAATTTTTCACTCATTTTATTTTCTCCTTGTAAATGATTTGTTGTATATATAAATATATACGACCAAAATTTTTACTTAGAAAAACTTGTTTTTTCTTTCATTTTTTATCTTGTCGCTGATAATCTCCAACTCGCCCTCTTTACGAAATACTAAAAGATACTCGTGAATCTTGCTCGTATACCTCTTTGATGCGACTTTACCCATCTGATTGCTGGCGAATGGCGATATGTTTTTTATGATTATCGTATCCCAATGTATCAACCCAACCTTTGTAAAAATGTTTATCGTGTCCGAATGAAATGAATGTAAAATACCAGCATTCCGCCAATCACCACATACCCACGCTACAAATCCACCAGCTTTCAAAACTCGTTTTATATTTTCTGCTGTAATCACTATCATCGCAAGAAAATCGTCGTAATTTTTGATGTCTGATAACTGACCCTCAACACTTTCATACTTTTCAATGTCGCCGTATGGTGGACAAGTCATAACCAAATGAGCAAAATCGTCTACCGTTTGTGCCATTTTACAACCATCATCTTCATAAACTATTGTATTTAAATTGTCTTTATTTAACTGATGTTTATTTATATGACTAATAACCCGCGCATGAGTTGATGGTGCAATTTCATACCCAAAATATTGTCTTCCAAGTTTTGATGCTACATACGCTCGTGTCGCTCGTCCTGCAAATGGATCTACTACCACTGAACCTACCATCGACCAATATAATAAAATCATTTCTGCCAACTCCGCATGAAACTCACTGAATCCTAATCCAGGTAAATAATCAGCTTCCTCGGAACGCCGTATCTCTTTTATGCCGTCGTCTAAGTAAGCATCTTTCCATTTCGCTTTCGCTCGTTTTGTTGGTTCTAACACTGATAACGGTGTGAAACCAAACTGATCAGTTACCCGTATTTTATTATCAAGCGGAAGTATCTGGCTATATGTCATTGTTTTACTCAAAGAACTTCTCCCTTATTTCTTTTTTTATTCTTACAAAATCATCACTCTTTCCTTTCGCCCACCAAGTCTTCCAATCGTATTGAAGTCTTTTTTTGGAAATAACAAAATAATCGGCTTCTGTTTCCGACCCGATAAATGGACGATCTAAAATTTTACAAGCTATACCAGTTGTTCCAGAGCCCGTAAATGGATCATAAACAGTTCCACCATCAGGAGTTGAAAACATTCTCACTAAATATATGAGCAAATCCACTGGTTTTACTGTAGGATGAAAGTTTTCTTGTGATTCAACTTCTTTTCGTTTACTTCCATCAGGTCTCTGGTCATTTGTGTTCATACCATAAGGTTGACCATCATCTCGACGATGAAAATCCTTTTTCATTCCTTCTAATCCTATATTCCTTTCACTCTTTGAGGCTTTCGCCGTGTAAAAAAATCTGGCTGCTCCACCGGAATCGCCCAACCCTCCGGCATTATCTCCAAGTTTTTTATTGTATTTTCCATATATATTATCACCTAATGCTCCCATACTCTTTTCGCCACTCCCGCCGCCCGATTTACTTATACCACTTTGTTCATTCATTATTCTTACAGGACAATCCTTGTGACATTCCCATTCTTCTATTGTTTCTTCACCATAATGTCGACCACTTTTGTATATATCACTTTTATTCCAACCATATAAATTTGTAGATGAAATTCCTTTATCACAATCTCCATCAGGATTTCCTTCTTTTATCGTCGCCGTTCCTATCTTCTTACATTCTTCGTGATGTTGTAATATAACATTAGCAGGAAATCTACCATCTTCTCTTACTCCAGTTAACTCGTTGTGTTCATTCTTGAAACCACTGCCATCTCTCCATTGGCGTGATTGTCTTTCGTTTCTCTCTACTTTCCTCAACATATCATCCACATTTTTATTTGTCGCCACTCGCGAGCCGTCTATGTTGATACCAGCGACTCCCTCATTGAGAGCATTGTCCACAAATGATTTTGATACGGGTTTCATAGCAATAATAATCGGCTCATACGCAGGTTTTAAAGCAGTTCCCCAACCATTCCACTTTTTTGCTTCGTCAGTCGCGGGTTTTGTTATATCAACTTCCACTCTTGGGCGATTTTTCGCTATACCACCATGTAACCCATCTTGACCTGTTTCTTTATCTCTTTTAATGTCGGCATAAGTTCCCTTTGAACCAATAACTTCTCTTTTCACTTTCATTCTCTTGTCTATCGCCTTGCTAATGTCTAAACTTTTTGGAAATCCGCTACCGTAAATCCACATCATTGTGTCGCGTATCTCAAAACCAACATCTTCCATAGCACAAGCGAGGCGATGAGATGTTCTTGTTCCACCGAACGCTACTAAATATCCTCCGGGTTTCAATACACGGTAAGCTTCTATCAGCCACCCAGTGTGCCACTTCTGCATCTTTTGACCTTCATTCTCGCCTTCTAAATCTTTGTGTTGCTTATCAAATTTTTTGCCCATGAACTCTAATAAATAAGGTGGATCTGTTATGATGAATGGAATAGAATTTTCGTCCATCCGATTCCGCATAGTTTTTTTACAGTCTTCCAAATATATTACATTAGTTTTCAACTTACTTTCCTCTCTATTACCGCTATCGTATCGTGTATGGCACCACCGTGACTTATTAAAAGTATTTGTTCCTGAATAAATCCTCTATTTGTTCCCATTGAAACAGAATGATAACCAAATGTCATAACTATTCCACCTGGCTCCAATATCCTTACAATTTCATCTTTAAGTTGATTAAACGGACTGGCAACCTTTCCATTATATTTTTCCATTGACTTTCTATAACTATACGGTGGATCAAGTATAATTGTATTAAATTTTTCACCAGACCATTGGCGACAAAATTCAATAGCATCAAAATGATAATGTGCTAACATAGTTTCATCTATATCATTTCTCACTTCATTACATTGTAATTTTGTTTGCCCGGCAAAAAGATTAAGAACCTTTCCTTCAATATTTTCTTCAACCCATTGTCTTAACTTTTTACTCTTAAATGTGTAACGATTAATAGGAGTTTTCATATAACTCATTTTCATATATAATATATCCTTACTAATTCATTTTTTTTATATCCTGTAAATGCTTCCTCTATTATTTTTTTTATTGTCGCCCAATCTCCACGCGCTAAACCGGCACCAATCCTCGGCATTGCAAAGGTTGAACCACGATATACAAACTCTACCGTTTCTAATCCCTTTCGTATCGCATTATAGTCGGCATATACCTCAGTGTGACCATATTTATATTGAGAATAAAGATTGATAACTGTTATGTTCTGATCATAATAATAATGTTTTCCATTCCAAAAAGAATAATCACCTAATTTACTCTTGTCGCCCCATAAAGTCTTTTGATCTACTAACCAAGCCCCAGGATATAACTCCCTCACCATTTTGGCGACTCCAGAACCCATAGCATTATGACAATTACACCCATGAATTAATATATCTTCTTTCGCTTTAAATACGTCACCTTGAATTTCCTCAATCATTTTTTACCTACTATTTTTATATTAGAATAATAACTATGTCTTTTCAATATTAGCAACGCTCCCAATAACTTAAACACATTTCTACGTTTCATACTTAACTCCTTTGTAGCGAAAATAATCTTTCAATATTTATATTATATTTTTTCTCTATTTCATTACTTGTCATAAATTTATGACCACACTCCGCAGACTGGTATGCATCTTCATAGATTACGCTGTAAACATTTTTCCAACTTGTTTCTATTATTCTTATTATTTCATCACTTTGATCAATTATAATCATCGATATATCAGCCCGTTTAACGATTGTATGTGCCATATTCTTACTCCCTAATTTATAATTTTAGTTACTTTTCCTAATTTTTTCGCCTTTTTATATGTGTCGTTCGTTCCCTTACTTTGTTTTATATCCCAACCAATAGGTAAAAAACAAACTACCACATCACTATATTCTGCTATTTCAGTGTTTCGTTGATTGTAATACCATACACGATAATCCTTTCCATAATTAAAGGCTTCCTTGATACAATGTGTATTCCAAGTATAATGGGCAGGCGGGAAAGCAACATACTTCACACCCAATTCAAGAGCATACTTTTTTGCAAAACCATCAGCACCTTTTGCTTGACCACCAGAAACAATTTCTAATTTGTCGCCGTAAATCTTCTTTAGCTCAAAAATTAATTTGCGAACTTTTGATGCGGCGACAAATTCTCTACTCCCAACAATACCTACTTTCATTTATTGTTTTCCTTATTTTTATCATATAAAATTCTACGACTTTTGGGATGGGTTTCTATATAGTTATACATTTGATAAAAAGTATGAATACCTAATAACATTTTTGACTTTTTTGCTATTGGATAAATATACGAAAATCTATTACTACAATCAAGTTTTTTATTTACTTCATCGCTAATAATGTCAAACCATACAAATGCATTAGCTGGTGTCCTTTCAGTTATAAAAATCTTCACAGTGTTTTCAAATATTTCAACGAATCGAACGGTAAAAGTTTTTATGTTTTCTTCCGTCGTTCCATTGGTATACCAAAAGTGGATTTTTTGAATCGGCGTTTTATTATGAACCATACGTAATGATACTAAAACATCCTCAATAAGTTCCCCACTAATAATATCATCTAAATTAAATCTAATCTCGTTCATTTAAAAATCTCCTAATTTTTCTTGCTGTATATGTTCGGGTTTTTGCAATTTCACAATATTCTTCATTAATTTCACTACCTATAAAATTTCTATTATTTAATAAAGCCATCTTTGCGGTTGTTCCGCTACCCAAAAACGGATCATAAATCAAATCGTCTTTATCACTCCAACTTATTATATGATCTTCTACCAATTTTTCCGGAAATATCGCCGGATGTTTATATGCAATTTTATCTTTAGTAGAATGCGGAATTCCGACAGTATATTCCCAAATATTATGTCTTCTTCCATATTCTTCAATTTTAACATCTTGAATTTTCCAACTACCATTCGCAGTTCTTTTTCTTTTGATTTCATCTCGCGGATTTTTATTTTTTCTGTCTCTAATTAAATTATATTTTTTAATTTTGCCTTTTGTAAATACAAACATATACTCAAATTTTTGAATATAAGATTGATTGCTACTACTAAATAACCCACCATTTTTCACATAAATCATGGTATCAAATAATTTAAATCCAAGTTCTTTAAAATGTAATGCTTGTTTAAAGGATGTTCCTGTTTCGTTGCCTTCAGCAACCTGATCTCCAACAACCCAAACCAACACACCACCTTCTTTAGTTACCCGATATAATTCCTTCGATATGTTCTCAAAATCAAAAGAATAACCATCATATGTTCTCAAATTATCATATGGTGGAGAAGTTATCGTTAAATCAATAAAATTATCAAGCATTTTCTCCATAGTTTGCAAACAATTTTCGTTGTATATTTTATTTATTTCTATCATTTCCCTAATTTTTCTTGTCACAGTATTCTGGTTTGTCTTTAAAATCACACCACATACAATTTGATTTTGTTGGTATTTTTGGATAAAATTCGTCTAATTTATAGTCGCCGATATCATCAAAACAACTCTTTACAAAAACATCAAACTTTGACATTACTTTGTTTATAGTAGGTTTTCCTGATGCGGGAACAAATTTTACAATTCGTTTTTGTGGATATGTTATATCTTCGTATAACTTTCGTTTTAAAATAATAAACTCAACATCAATTTTCGTCGGATCTAATTTTAATCTTTTGGAATAAAAACTCTTGTAAATAACTAATTGTGATGTCGTATTCTCGTCATTCTTTTTGTAAGACGCCCAACCTTTTGTCGATGTTTTCAAGTCAATGATTCTTATTTTACCTGTTTCCTTGTTTCTTATCAATATATCAATAAAACCAATAAAATATAATTTCTCTTTCAATGGAGTATTCAACTCATATTCAATAGCAACCAGTTCTTCTGTCTTATAATTAAAAAATTCAGTACGATGCTTCTTAAACCATTCATTTATTTTCACACCATCGTAATAAAATTCCATCATTGCTTCTTTGGAAATAAAACCATCTAATACCTCTTTCGCCTTATGTCGGGCGACAAGCTCAAGATTATCTTGAAGTATAAGTTTTTGACCATCAATATCAACTTCCATTGACTTGTCCTCAACTTCATTAATGATTTTCATCCCCTCTTTTGTATATTCATCTAAATGTGCTCTATACTCTTTCCCCATTTCATCACGCAAAATATCATTCAAATCGAGTTGATCGGCATACTTTGGGCCGTTGGCAAAAAACGCCGTCAAATACATTTGTAATGTGTAATGCATCGCCGTTCCAAATAATAAATATATTGACGGTTCGTCTCCCTGAATCTTATCAATATAACTAAGTTTCCAACGCCAAGGACATTGATTCCACATTGAAAATTGTGAATAACTAACCCGTAATTTTTCATCAATCATAATTTATCCTATACTATTTCATCAATTAAACCAAACGCTAAACATTGTTCCGCATTGAAATACAAATCATGTTTGAGTAATTCGTCTAATTTCTTTTGTGTAAGTTTTGTCTTTTCAAGGTATACCGTTTTAAGAGCCTTCATTAAATTTTCATTGTTCTTGTGCTGATCTTTCATTTGTTCATGTGTAAATGTTCCCCAATAATCAGTTTTCAATTGATGAATTAACATATATCCATTCTTGTATATGAATCGTTTTTTCCCTGCCAGAATTATGAGTGTGGCAGCCGAAGCGGCGACACCATCAACATATGTGTAAATGGGAATTTCAAGATTCGTAATGTGATCATAAGCAGCAAATCCAGCGTGTGCGTATCCGCCATATGATTGTATATGTAAATGTAATGTCGGGGTTTCACTTAATTTCCATACTTTTGTGCGTGTAATTAACTCGTCCTCAAGACTCTTGAGATTCTTTGTAAGTAACAATGTTTTCTCTCTATCAATGTCAGCATAAAAATACATCTGATTATTTATGATCTCAACAAAACCCGGCTCTTTGTATTCAACAAATTGAGGTTCTTTATCCATTTCCGGTATTGGCACACTTCCATCTTGCAATCTCCAATTGTTTTTCATAATCATTGTAATTCTCCTATTCTAAATTAAAAAACTTTGCGGGTTCTTCCTTGTTTGTAATTGTTTTATTTGGTGTAAATGGACGAATATTTGCTTTAACATCCTTAACTAATTCTTCATATTTTGCGGTGTCGCCGTGAATAAAATAGTTCGTATATTTTGAGTTTGGATCGTCCTTTACCCCTTGTTGTATCAACCAACGACGAGCAAACTGATATGAAGAATTTTCTACCATTACTTGTGAAGTCTGATCTAATATCTGCCGTTTCTGTCCTATTCCATTTAAAATGTAATAAATCCACTCACGACCATATTTTGAATCTTGAATCTTTTTGAATAAAACCTCTTTCATCGCTTGATGTAAACTATCCCTAAATATACCTTCAAAATCATCTAATTTCCATTCAAACTTTTCTGGTAATTTCTTTAATTTCTCTAAAAATTCTTCTTTTGTTTTGAAAAAAAACGGATAATCTTTCCCTACAACAGTTTCTAATGTAGGATGTCTATAAATCAATACAGGTTTGCTAAGATTAATTCCATCTTGTGCTGATAAATTCCATGTCGCATAACCATTTACAAAACACAGTGACGCAATACTATTCTCTAATAAATATCTATATTGTGAATATTTAAGATTTTTGGCGACAAATTCTTTATCGGCAACTACATCACTACACCAAACAAGATATTCTCCACTTTCACGAAGTTCTTTTGTGTAGTCCATCATCATATTGATTCCTGTTGATTTGTTCCATCGATGATTAAATACCAAAATTTTCTTGTTTGGAAGTTGAAATGGTTCTGAATCAACTCCAATAAAATTACCACCAGGTGTAGTAAATATCGCAATCTTCTTTCTCAAGTTTTCTAAATTCAAATCAACAGTTTTATCTTTCTTAAAATTTCTCTCAAAATAATTTGGTGCCTCAAGTGTGTGAAAGAACGCTTTATCTGCTATATCAATTCCTTCGAGTTGTCTCATAAATCCAGGAGGCACTTGTGTTGAACCTCTTGATTGTGGGTTATCAATCCAATGAAAAAATAAAAACCTATTCACCACTTCACCATATCTTTTTTCGCTCAAACCAACCATTATGTTATACATCAACTCTGGTTGATGATTAAATACAAAATCAAAATCCATCAATGTCAAATCAATAGCTTTACGAAAACCCATTGAATCAAAATGCGAACGATTAACAATAGCATTCCTTGTATAATTCAATGGAATATAAGTTATATTTCTTCTCTTATCAAATCCAACTAATTTGTTTTTCACAGGAATTGTAACATAATGGTGACACATTGGTAAAAAGTCAATCGTCATTTTTACTGCTCTAAAATTAGAATCAGTGTCATGCAAAAAGACTCCAGCTTTGTCCGTTCTTACTGGCGCGTTATAGTGTAATATCCGCAGACCATAAAGCGGATGCTCGATATATTCATTCATATAATAATCCTTTGATTAAAAGATTTAGATGTGTAACCTTTGATATTTTTTAGTATATTATTTCTTTAACAACTTCTGTATATGGATTCATTTTAACATATTTATCTATCAATTGTTCAGCTTCATGTTGTGTTGAAAATATTCTTGGTTCTTCCATATCATAACTTGGTTGTGTCCAATAACGCCACTTCCATTTACCAAGCCAATTCTTTTTCCATTCCTGAACAAAAAATTTTTCCATTTCTAAAAGATAATCATTAGAATAATAAACCTCTTTTATTATACGAAATTTTCTTTCCATTTCTCCCATCTCCTATTCTTGATTAACCGCCACATCTTTCCATGTAAAAAACCTTCCATCAATTATTTTATTGGCATAAATGTATCTTCTAACTTTACCATTATAAAGACCCAATTCATTGGCTAAATCCTTAATTGTTTCCCATCCATTTATTACTTTACCTTCTAAAATTTCGACCACCGGTTTCGACATTCCATGCTTCCTTTTCTTTAATCCTTCTTGATATTTATTGGAATTTTTAATAGATACACTGTGTTCCCTTTTTTGTTTTTCAGTAAATGTTCGTCTTGGTAGTCTATCATAATAACCCCAATCAATTTTTTGTTGTTCAGTATAAGATATTCCTTTATTCCAAGGCGTATTTCCCTTTTTAGCACCTTGTCGCTTCTTTTCTTCAGTGGATTTCATAGAAATTGTATCTCCGCCAGTACCCCCTTCAGTCATATTATATCCATTCTTAAATGAATCATAGTGTTTAATCCAATATGTTTCTCGCATATTATCAAATGTTTCTTCAATTATCGACCATTCAAAATCTTGTTTATCATATTTCCGTAAAGCATTATAAAAATTGGTTTTGCCACCACGACGTACATTTTTGTAATGTCGTTGTTTTCGTTCATTTAATGTTTTGTCGCTTTTACCGATATAAATTTTTCTGTTTTTAAGGTTTTGAGCTTTATAAATAATCATTTTATTTCTCCTTTATATTCTTTTATATAAGTATAAAGAAAATGAAGTTTATCGTTTATACGGAAAATTATTTTGCCCAATGACCGTTAATGACTAATTTAGCAATTTTTGAATAAACTGCTAAATCTAAATATGTATCATCAAGAGATTCATTAGAAGACTCAAGTGAATCACGAACAAGAATAATATTAAAAAGTCTACTTATTTTGTCTGACATTCTAAACCATAATCCTTTCAAACTAATAAGTTTTTCCTTTTCATCTTTTAGTTGTGTTCCCACTGATATATTTCCAGGACCATAATCGTATTGTTTTTTACAAAATGTAATAAATTCTTCTATCATATATTCTTTAAATCCACTTAAAGTTTCAGGATACATTTCAGTAAGTTTTTTAATAATTTCATCAGTTTCCAAATCTATTGCTTGAAATAACGTCAATTCAAATATTGTCATTCCCTCAGGAACTTGAGTGTGCCCAATACCTACACTAGGTTCTTCGAGAACAACCTTAGCGTGTGCTACTGCCATTTCCTTCATAGCTTTGCTATCCGCACGCATTTCATCTTTTATATCAACTTTTTTCGCCATACCATTTCTCCTATTTGAATAATATTTTTATTTCTTCGTCAGTATTTCCATACATTCTACAAATTTCGATTAATCGTTTTTTCCATTCATCTTTTGATAGTAATATCATTATGTATGTCGCCGCATCTTGCGTTGATACCTCATAATATAAACTAATCAACTCAATCAACTCTTTGTTGTATTGTTTGTCCTTTTTACCTTTTACCCACTTTAAAAATATGTTGCCTTTTGGTATAAGATCAGCATACACCTTGTATAATGCTTCGGGCGTCATGTCGTAACTATATTGTTGTACAAGATTTGTAAGCCATAACCATTCAGGATTCATAGATAAATAACGATTTATCATGTACGGAGAAAAAGTCTTTTTATCAGTTTCGCTCAACTTATCAAAATATTTTGGATCATACGGCTCTTGATATATTGCCTTCAAATGATCAAATAAACCTTTTCCTTTCAATGTTTCCTTTTTCTTTGGCTTTATCAGAATTTCTTCCGTTTCAGATTCTTCAAAATAACCTTCAGAATCAAAAAATTTATTTGACAATTTATTCATTATCTTCTTCTTTAGTTTCTTCTGGACGAAGAACTTTTCCACCAAATTCATAAGGTATGTGACCACAATTTGTACAAGATAAAACTTGCATTGGAGCAAGCATTTCCTTTCCAGTATTATTTACAGGATTTATTGGACTAATCCTTTTTACCACCACTAAATTTTGAAATAAATAACCTTTACATTTTGTACATATAAATGTGTCCAACGTGGAAGCATCAACATTTAATTGTTGTGGTTGTTGTCCACCTGGTATTTGTTGTCCGGGTGGTGGAGTATTAGCACCGCCCGGAGTAAATTTCATTTGATTCATAATAATTCTCCTTGTTATTTATAATTACCAATTTTTTATTTCTATAAATTTACAATCCAATTCATTTATTATTTCTTTCTTTCGCCATTCATCTCGTTTTTTTGTTCTTTTATGAAAATCTTCATAGTATTCTATAACTATATTTTTACTTGGCGAATAACCATCAACAAAATATCCGCATACTTGTTTTTCTCCACCATTTTCAGCGTGTTGTAAATCCGTTATACCATATTTTTTAGCTTCAGCTTCTATAATAGGTATCGCATTTGGATTATATCCTGGTGAAATTTGACCATTCCGTTGTTTTATTTTTTTTATAGTAAATAATCTCATGTTTTTTTTATATTCATTCGTATGATTTTTTTCATAAAAAGGATTTCTTTTTCCTTTTTTAGCACAACTTCCACAAATCGTTTTTCTTCTTTTTGCATTACATAATGAAGCGATATTTTTATATTTCATTATATCTCCGCATAAAATACAATTTCTTTCCAATTTAATTTTTTCTCTCGATTTATTTGCACAAGTTATACTACAAAATATAGTTGTTTTTTTTAATGATTCAAACTCTCGACCACAATATTTACAAAATTTATTTATTATTCCTTTATAAATAAACCCATTTCTTGATTTTCTCATAATAAATTATCCTGAATTATCCTTTATAGATATTAAATTTACTAACATTGACATAAAATTTATTTCCTTATCAAGTGTAAATGGCTCAGTTCTTGCTCCATCCGCAATCGTAAGAATAGTTTTTGCTACATTATTTGGAGCAAAATCATCAATATGATCATAA